TTGCGCCGCCTGTAGTATGCGATTGAACCTGTGCGCTTTCCTTGATCATAACGCCCTGCAAATCAAGCAATGTGCCTTGACGCAATAAAGTGTCATTGCCAGCTTGGTTTACTGATGAAAGTGATGCCAAGTTGCGAAGCTTTGTTGACGCGGCGGTATTCATAACGAGTGAAATACGGCCATCATTCATTGGCATTCCGTTATCTGCCAAAACTTGACGGGCTTCTGCAACCAGATCAAAGTTTGAAGCAAATGGCGTTGTGCCAGCAGTACCAACAGCGCGTGAAGCGTTTGTATATGCTTCTGTCGCTAGGTCAGCTTCCATTTCGTTGACAAGTGTACGCATCGCTTGTGCGATTTGATCACCATAAACTGTTTCGTAACCAGCGCCACCATTAAGCAAGCGTACATCTTCGCCTGTGTATGGGATCTGAACGCCACGCTGCTTTGACATAGTCAGCGTTTTGTTATCAACAGTTTGATCTGTTCCTTCTGGGATTGTCATAGAAGGCGTAATATCAACGGCTGATGCTTCGCGTGTTGCGAATGAGCGCACAGTTTGACCAACAGCAGCAGTTTCAGAACCATCTGCGTTAATTGTTGATGCTGGGATAAAGCCGACTAACTCGCGGCCAACAACGTCAGCGGCCACATAAATGTCTGCCGCCAAATCAGTAAGAACGTTTGCCATTCTTTTTCTCCTTGGTTAGCGGTTAGTCTCTGACCTTGCCGCCGTCTTTTACAAATGTAGCTCTATCGCGCTGGGTCATTGTATCCCATTGAGAACGAGTTACGGTTTTAGATTGGGGGTTCCCTTGCTGGGACGCTGGTGGTTTTCCTCCACCTGATAAGCCGTTATCCCTTACGAATAATTGACCCATCTTTGACGCTGCTAGTTCTTTTGCCAAATCTGCCACGGTTGCGTAGCCATCAGCCCCCGAACCAGCGAGGGGTTTAGTTCCATCTGCGTTCATTATACGCGAATTTCCAGTTTCGTCAAAGGCTATACGTTGTTGAGCCATCAAAGTGATAGGATCTAAGCCTTCTGGAATAATATTTTCGCCAGCCAAAGCAGATTTTAATTCAGCCATTGCGTTCTTTTGCTGATAGGTTTGCAGCCTTTGCTGGCTTTCAGATAGCTTGCTTTCATATTGCTGTTTAATCTGATTTACGATTTCTTCGTTATTAGCATCTGCCGGTTTATTATTGAGCATTTCCCGCACAGCATCAGGGCTTTCACCAAGCTCTTTCCACTTCTCAACGGTCTTTCTGCGCCGCATCGCTTCCTCGTTAGAGTCCACCAGCTTCTGATTGGTTTCCTTTAGCTGCGATTTAAGCTCATTAATTAATTGATCACGGTCATCAGCCGCTTCTGTTTGATCTACTGCTTCAGCTTCATTTGCCATTTTACTTCCCCATCGGTTTTAAAGGCCAGCTTTGGCCCACGCTGCGCTTTCGCGCTCTCTGAGTTGATCTAGCGTTAGCTCGTTACCTTTTCTATCAACGAAACGATCCATTGCTAAATCACCCCTTCTGAAAAGCTGGGCTTTTTTAATACCCAACACTTCATTCTGGAATGAAACCGGCTGCTTTCGTAGCCATGCCCCATAATTTAATTCTGATGAAACCTGTCCATTCATCGATGCTCTTGTTGATTTAACAGGCACCTCATCCGCTTTAATACCTAATTCACGCAAAGATTTAAGAACAGGAATAGTTGTCGATCTACAAGCTGGATGTGCTGGCGGTCTTGGCCCGCTGTCAGTTGGATAAACCTTACCATCCCTTGCTCTACATATTGCAGACGTTCTGCTGTCCAGCGTAGCCACCCATTCAACAGATTTAATTAATTTACGATTGCGCCTATAAACCTGATTTCTTGCCACGTTCGCGGTATGCGATAAAGCAGTTCTGGCCGTGGTTTCTGCCGCCCTGCGAGAAATACTTAATATTCCTGATGTGGTTTTTGTGCCGCGAATAGCTTGAACTATTTGCTGCGTGGTATCGCCATCAACGTAACCCTGCCTAATTGCTTCGCGCAGTCTGCGAAACTGACCGTCAGGTAAGCCCTTATACCAATCCTTTAATTGCAAGCCTTGAAACGGTCTGGCTGTTACGGACGCAATAATCTGCTCATCGGAAGGCGCAACAAAATCTAAATCTATCGGAACTGTTTTGCTAAACATATCCATTTGCCAGCGCTTTTCGTAACCAGCCAGTTGCTTTACCTGATCATTTAATAAATCAATAACCGGCTCATAACCTTGGTTAATCTTGCGCTTGAGGTTTGCTAATAGCTGATCAACTTGCCGCCTTGTTAAAGATTGCAAATCACGCTTTGCCACCTGTTGAACAATGTCAGACTCAACGCCCTTCAGCAAAGCTAATATCTTATTGACTACACCTGATTTGTAACGCTGCAAATAAACTTGATGTCTAATCGTAGCGTCTGCGAAATCATCCGATATTGCCATCAGGCTCGTCCATAGGCTGATCGGCTATCATTTCGGCTTCGTCTTGCGGTTCTACTTCTTCAGACAAGATGCCGCGCCGTTTAGCTTCATTGATATAAGTAACCTTTGAAATAACGCCAGCAAGATACATTTTGCTCAAAGCATCCATATCCAAATGTGATAGCGCACTTGCCGCAAAGTCTTTATTTACGATTACGGTTATATCGGTGGAAATATTAGCAAGCTCTGCCATGTATGCATAAGCAGCTTCAAGCGTGTCTTTAAGGTTATCAGCCCACATTCCCAAGCGGCTATTAACCTTGTTTTCATCAATCATATCGCCTGTGGCCGTAGATGTGCCCGTTCGTGATACAATTAACTGCAAGCCCATTGCTTGCATCTGAAACTCCATATCCTTTAGTTCAGTGCGCCCTGCATCGATGGCCGCGCCAGAATGTTCAACAACGCCGATCTTAGCGTTTTCATTGGCTGAATAAAAAGCATATCCAACGCCTTCAGCGAAGTCCTCTAAATCTTCCCTGCTATAGCCGTGAAAGTATTTCATCGGGGCACGGGCATGATGCATGATATTGGCCTGATCGGATTGCGACCGCCAATGCGCTAAATTAATTTCTGCCAACCGCGAATGTGGTGGCTCTGCCATCAGGAAGCTGGTTCTTCCAATATCCAATGGAGCAAGCATGATTTTATTAAGCGCCGTTTGATATTCGTCATAAAGCACCCAATCATCGCGTTCATTTTGCCGATATAAACGCACAAACATATTTCCAACGATCTGATCGTTTTCAACAGGCATGGTCAAAACACGGATCTGCTGCACCTCATCGGGATCATATTCATCGCCGTTTTCTTGCGTAATCTTTTCACCAATCCGGATCTGCGTAATAGTTGGAGCGTTATTGATTAGCTGCCATTTATATCCATAAACTTCTTCGAGCTTGATATGCTGGAAATACGGACGAAAGTTTCCTTGATCGGCTTGTATTCTAGTCAAATCTGCTGGCCGTGGCGGCGCATCAACCAATATAAATGATATGCCAGATCGTTGGGCATCGTTAAAAACATCATGTGCGAATTGAGATAAATCCCGACCTTCCAAGTCTACATTGAAAGACCACACATCAAGATCGGTTCCAGTTTCTTGTAAGAATACCGGCTGATCAAATACTTTGCCGGTCAGATCTTCAATCGTTTTACCAACGCCATCAAATAACCATGTGCCAGCTTTTCTGGCCTCATAATCGTCATCGGTTTCTTGCGGGAATTTGGGTAAATATTTTTGACCCATATCACGCATATGCTGACCACCTTCAACCAAATCGCGCACAGGCGCAGATTGATCTAGCATATATTGGATTTCGTTACTGACTTTTGCGACTGAATTACTCATATTCTGATCACCATTCTTCCAGAGGCTTGAACCTTAATCAAAGGCGCGATTGCGTAACGTATTGCATCAGGCGCATGGTTATTTGCATCAATAACGTCTGGCAATATATCACCCGATAATTTATCGACCTTGTGACTATAAAGCCTAAAGTCATCGATGGCACCTTTGCAATTTGGCGCTATTATGACAGATTTGAAGCCGCGAATAAACCTTATTCCTTCTTGGATGCTGTTAGGCCACTTTTTAACGCCTTCCATGCGCGGGAAACCATGCCTTTGCAGGTATGATATAGTCTTTGGCTCTGCGCTATCAGCGCGGCAAGTATAGCGGTCAAATTCCGGTATATGCTTGCAAATAAAGTTGTGCGTATCATCTATTTCGATCCCAACCCCGTAAGCTTCTTTTTCTATATACAGCGTTTCGTCATAAACCCAACACTTTATTGCGACCAAGGGATCAGGACGAAAACCAAAATCAACACCAAGATAAGGGCCATCCCATCCTTGAATAGGCTCAAAATCCTCTACCTTCCACTTGCCATGAAATACTTGAGCTTCATTTACGGTTTCATATTCGCCCAACCAAACATGAGCATAGCGGTCAAAATCACGCTCTTTGGCCGTTTTAGCAAGATCAATCATTGATTGCGGCGCAAACGGATTATCGCTGTAATTAACGTGAACTAAGGATTTATTATCGTTGTCTTGAAATACTTGCTCCACGGCATCGCTGGGGCTTCTGGGGTTCCAACTGAACCATAGTTCCGCTCCATCTTTACGCAT